GGCACCACCTGGGAGCCCGCGGCCTGCGCCTCTGGCGGCGGCTCTGGCACTGTCACGAGCGTGGCGGCAACCGTGCCGTCTATCCTCGCCGTGACGGGCTCGCCAATCACCTCCAGCGGTACCCTGGCGTTTTCGCTGGCAACGCAGGCAGCCAATCAAGTGTTTGCTGGCCCGACGTCGGGCGGCGCCGCAACTCCGACGTTCCGCGCGCTGGCATCGGCCGACATCCCGGCCAACGCGGCGAACACTTCAGGCAACGCGGCAACCGCTACGGCGCTGGCGGCCAATGGGGCAAACTGTTCGGCGGGAAGCTTCCCGCTGGGCGTCGATGCGTCCGGGGCCTCCGAAACCTGCACAGCCCTCCCGACCACGATCAGCGGCACGGCCAACGAAATCACGGCGTCGGCGAGTACGGGCGCGGTAACGTTGTCGCTGTCTTCGACGGTCAACCTCAGCTCGAAAACCCTCCGCGTTCCCAACGGCACCTTCCTTCCCGGCGGCTGCACCGTCGGCGACTCCTACATGGACACGGACGCGACGACGGGCTTGCGGTGGTACCTGTGCGAGTCCACGAATACCTGGGTGGCGCAGGGCGGCGGAAGTTCCGCACCGGGTCCAGACACGCTTTACACCTTCGAGGAGGATTTCCTTTACTGGTCCACGACAAGCGGCGCAAAGGGGGAAAAAACGTGGTGGTACAGCTCTGGAACAAACGCTAACAGTGGTTGGTTTGACGGCGAAGTAACTGACCATCCCGGGCAAATTAGGCTAGCAATTCTCGATGTCGGCAACCACCAACTGTACTGGGGAGGGACGTCTAACAGGTTTAATTTTGCCGCCACGCAGAATTGGATTTTCCTGATCCGGGCCGATGAGACGAGTTCGAGCTACTCGTACAAGTGCGGGCTTTCCTCTGACCCAGAAACGCATCCAGCTTCTGAGGAAGCGGTGATCGAGAAAGCCACTGCGGACACCAATTGGTTTTATCGAACGCGAGCGGCGGGAACGTCATCCACGCGAGTGGACAGCACCGCTGCAGTCAGTACAAGCTGGATCGCGCTGAAGATTCGCAAGAGCGGCTCGACCTGGTACTTTAGCACCGCCTCGACGCTGGCCGGCTTGACCGGGGCGACGGAGTTATCCATCGCGACAAACATTCCGACAGGCGCGGCCCGTCCGTTTTGTTATTCGACAGCCGCGGTCAGCGGCTGGAAGGGTATGTACTGGGACTACGTTCGCGGCCAGGTTACGATCTCCCGCTAGATAGCAAACACCATGACCATCGCTGTCGCTATAATCCTCGTCTGGCTCGACGCCATCAACCCGCCTGGCGCGAATTACCAGGTGTACCGGGCACCGGGCGCGTGTTCGGACGCCTCGCGCTTCGAGCGCGTCACGACGGCGCCGCTGGCTGTCCGCACCTACCAGGACACTTCTACGCCGGGAACCTGGTGCTACCGCGTCACGGCGCTGGTGGCGGGGGTTGAATCCGCCCCTTCCGCTCCGGTCACGGTGCTGGTGCAGCCTGCGCCGCCTACTGGGTTGACCGCGGCGTCGGCACCAGCGGCCAGCTCGCCCCCGTGACTGGTATTCCCGCATGGATTCGTAGGCCGCTACGGACGCAAAGGCAACACGTTCTATTGGCCTGAAGGGGTGCCTGATCCGACGATCACCGGCACTGGCTGGGGGCTGGTGCGGGGGTTGAATAAGGCACCGGCTGGCACGACGTTCGTTGATGTACAGGCAAAAGCCGCTTCACCGTAACTGGTGGGGCGGCTTTTTCTCGTTTACGGGTGCTATATAGCGGTTTGTTTGCGGCGCGTGAGGTTTGGTGTTGACCGGCGCGGCTGGGTGGGTTACCGTTGATTTGTGAGCAACACAGGAACCACACAAGAGCAGCGCAAAGCGGTACAAATCACGATACTGCCAAGCGTTCACAAGGACATCGTTAAACGGGCCAATGAGCTTGGAACGCACCCTGGGCGTCTGGTCGAGTGGGCTTGGGGTGTTGCAAGCGAGCGCATAGCGGAGACGGAACGCGCTAAGTAAATAGACCCCGCAAGCCGACGCGGGACGAGAGAGGGAAGAAATACTATGCAGAAGATGTCAGACAGTCAGCGCCTTGACGCTCGAATCAAGGCACGAAAAGCCGTTTTGGAGAACGTGGCGAGCTTTCATCGTTTTTGGCACGAAAAGAGGTATCTGGCGATGGGCCATGAGAAGCTGTCACTGCCTGAGTACCTTTCCGCGTGCGTGCAGGACGTGGAAGTGTTTTTGTCGCTTGAATGGCAGCGCGATATAGAAGCGCGCATAGAGGCATCACAGCGGCTAGAGGCCGAGTTCAATCGAGCATCGGCGCTCTAGCCGTAACCACACACCAACAACCGCCCAATACCGACGGGCGCACAAAGGAGAGGGAGCATATGACAGACCAACTAGGTACGGGACGGTACCTGAGCAACGCCGCCGCGCTGCCGATGCCAGCCGGGGCAAAGCGCGCGGGGGAACTGAACGACCGCTTGATGAAGCAAATGGACGCCGGTCCGGCGTATCACGACCTCTGGACGCGGGCCATTCGCGCCAACGATCGCGGCGACTTTGACGCGGTTGAGGTGCTGCTGGAAGAGGCGCGCGCCATGGTTCAGGATAACGGAGGCGCACTGTGAAGCCGAACGCTGACGAACTGCACGCCGCTCTTTGCCACGACTATTGGGGCGCGTTGCGGTCGATGAAGCGGCGCACTGGCGCGAGCTGGGATGCGGTTATTGCCGCGCTGCTGGCGGCTGGCGGTGCCGCATGATCGGCTGGGGCGGCGGGCCGGAAGACCTGCGGACGCTTCAGCGGCGCTCGGATCTGATCGCGGCGGCGGCTGCGCTGGTTTGGGTGGTGGCTTGGGCGGTGACGCGATGACGAAAAACCGCTACTGGTACTACCGCAGTGCAGCGTACATGACGCAATCCGACCTCGCAAAAAGCTTGGGCGTGTGCGAGAAAACAGTGTCCCGGTGGGAAGCCGGTACAAGCAAGCCTAATGGACAGCAGGAACGTAAATTAGCGCAACATTGCGCGGCTTTTCATCTTGCCTACACTTGCCCGTGCTGCGAGGTGTCCCGATGACCCGGCGCACCGATGACACGCCGGAAGTCATCTTCCTCGCGCTGTGGTTTTGCGGCGTGCTGGCGATTGGCTCGTGGGTTTGGGAGGTGTTGGCATGGTAAGAGATCCGAGGAAAGACCCGCGGCCGGGGGATATAACGACGTACAGCGAACCAGGGCTTACGATTCTCTATCGAGTGACCCGGCTACATGGTCAGCTGGTCTACTTTTCCGAGACGATCAATGGATCAACCACTGAGTGCGATACCTACGTGGAAGACTGGATTGCCGGCTCAGACACAGACGAGGTGCTGCATGTCGAAAGCTGACGCCACATTCATCAACGTCCCCCGCTTCGACGCGTTGGCGGCACATGTGCCGGAAGTCTCGCAAGATCCGGCGCAACGGCAAGGCTTCATCGGCGGGACCGATATTCAGCACGTCCTTGGCCTTAAGCCCTACGGATGCGCCCGCCGACTGTGGTACCAGAAGACCGGGGCGCCGCCTGATCGGGAATTTCGCATGACCGGGCCGATTGTGGCCGGTAAGCTGATGGAGGACGGTATTACAGAGCTCGTCGCCGAAATGCGGCCGGATTGGAAGATCCGCCGCAAGCGGGCGACCGCCAACGGCCACGAACTGCAACGGGTGGACCGCGCCATCGTCGGGCAGGAGCGCGGGCCGGGCGTGTTGGAAATCAAGACCGTGAGCGACCGCGCCTACTGGGACTGGAAGCGCGACGGCGTGCCGCTGGGCTATCTAATGCAGGTGCAGTGGTACATGCGCGTCCTCAAGTGGTCCTGGGCGTGCATCGCGGCACTCAACCGTGACACTGGACAACTCGACCTGTACGAAATCGAAGCGCGGCCGGAGCTGATGGCGGCCGTGGCTGAGAAGGTCGATTGGTTCCTGTCGCACCACGTAGATCAGCGCGTCGCGCCCGCATGGCTGGAGGAGCGCGACGGGCGCTGCGAGTCCTGTCAATGGGAGCCTAGCTGCCAACTCGACGAGTGGTCCGCAGTGAGCGACCAGGGGTTGGTTCAGATCGATGGGTTGGCACCTTTGGTGGCCGAGTATCAGCGGGCGAAAGACCTTATCAAGCGTGCGGAGAAAATGGCCGACGTTCTCCGCACGGGCGATGAGTCCGCCGAGGACGAACCGCGGCGGCTGGGGATTGACGCGCTGATGGGTGTTAATGAGCAGGCGGCGGCGGGGAACGGCGAGTATGTGAAGTTTCGGGTGGTGGAGACTTCGCGGGTTGATACCGACGCGCTGAAGACGAAGTACCCGGACGCTTACATGGACGTGTTGAAGCGGTCGGTGAGTCGGCCGTTGCGAATTTTCAAAATTAAGGGAGCAAAGTAATGAGTACGACACAGCCATCGGCGCAAGCCGTGGAAATGAATCAGGTTCAGGAGATGGAGCGGATTGTTACGCTACTGGACCGCGTGACAGACCAGACGATGCGCCAGGAGGCCGAGCGCATGTTGCTGGACCGGGCGCAAGCCTACCACGTCCGCAAGCGGCCGGGGTGCCAGAATCAGGACGAGGTGCAAATGCGGATTGCCGCTGGGCGCCCGTTTGGGCTTGACCGGGACACCTCACTGAATGGCTTCGATGTGATTCAGGGCGTGGTGGCGATGCGGGCAAGCCTCCGCGCCGGGCTGCTCCAGCGGCACGGCTGGCACTGGCTTTTTGCAAAGCACGACATGGGCGAATGCTCGCTGATCGCCACGAAGGACGGTCAGCCATACTCCAACGCTGAAGGCAAACCGCACGTCTTCACCTACACCATGGACGACGCGAAGCGCGGCAAGCTTGACGGCAAGGAAAATTGGAAGATGAATCCCATGGACATGCTGTTCGCGCGGTGCATCACGCGGCTTCAGCGGCGCGTCTGCCCGGCCGCAACGCTCGGCATGGATATCCCGGACACCACCGAACCGGTGACGCTGGAAATGGTCGTACAGGAGACGGAGCAGCAGCGCGTGGCGGGTAAATCGGCGTC